AAGTAAACCTTTTTACGTTCTTTAATACTAAAGAATCCATAGTGCTTGACTCAAATCCACAAACCGCTACTAATGTTTTATCGTTGTTTTTAATGTAAACAACTATGTTCTCGCCTTGTCCGTCTAATGTAGTCCACGCCTTTAGCTCTGCAAATTTTTCCTGGTTCTCATGTGTTTTATTAGTTTCATAGGTTTCATTTACATTATCAATTGTGATTGTATCACCGATACCATTATAGATATTAATACTTCCGGTATTATGCTCTTTGCGAACAATTAAATTGGAAGTAGCAAGATCATATAGCACAAATTTATCTACTTGATATAAATCGTGTTCTCCGTATTTTTCAGCCTTTACATATTTATTATTGTTATCATCTTGAGTATTAATATAGTTAGTGAATTCAACTGGTTTTACATCTACAACACTATTCTTTTCTTTAGAAAAGTAGAATACACCCTTAGGGACCATTTTTCCATCAGCATTTTCAAAAACAGTTAAATATGTTTCATTTTTCCAAGGCATATAAAAAACAGTGGTTTCAGGTGCGAATTCGCTCTGACTAACATAACTCCACGAACCATATGTGGTATCTATATCACCAATTAAACTCTCCTGGGTTGGATTCTTAACACATTCTACTGTCTTTGTAATATCATAAATATAACTATCAGCTCCATTGCGAGGAGTAATAATTAATCTCTTTAATGTAGATGTTTGAGAACCCATATTTTCGTGTCCTTCAGTGGCAACGGTCTCAGTAGCATCATCGACTGGGGCATCAACCACAGTTGCATCATCAACCACAGTAGCATCATCAACTGGGGCATCAACCACAGTAGCATCATCAACTGGGGCATCAACAACTGGGGCATCAACAACTGGGGCATCAACAACTGGGGCATCAACAACTGGGGCATCAACAACTGGGGCATCAACAACTGGGGCATCAACAACTGGGGACTCAACAACTGGGGACTCAAGTGTATCTGTAGCACTAGTAGTAGTCCATTCAACAACTGCTTCTACAATATTTCCATTTTTCTTATCGTAAAATATGGTTTCTGTTAATTGCGTCAAAGGCGATGTTTGAGAATATTCAGGTAATATAAAATCACTAAATTGACCTTTGTCATTGAACATGTTCTCAACACCTTCTACAAGGTAGGAATTTCTCATGTAGATTGATATTGCTAAAACTATGAGTAATATTAAAAAAATGATTAGAGGTGTTAACTTAAAACTCTTCATTATATATAAACTATATGACGAAAAATAATTTGTGACGAAAAATTGAATATAAACGTTATTTTTGTAAATATTTCAAATACCAATGGAAACTACTAAAACGAAACGTGTTAAAAAAGAAACTCCGTTATTAGACCGTTTTTATAGCGATAATGCGGATTTATATGAAATATCTATGGATGAAGCCGGTCGCGGTTGTATGTTTGGCCGTGTATATATTGCGTCTGTAGTTCTTCCTAAAAATCCAGAATTGTTTTCTGGAGTTGATATAAAAGATAGTAAAAAATTCAGTTCAAAAACAAAATTACGTGAATCAGCTGAATACATAAAACAAAATGCGCTAGTATGGCATATTTCATATGCTGAAGCAAATGAAATAGACAATAAAAATATTCTAGCATGCGTTATGGATGGTATGCATAGTTGCATTCGTGAGTCTATACCAAAAGTAAATGATGTAACTGGGTGTCAATATAACACGTCAAAATTTATGGCGGTTGTAGATGGTAATTATTTCAAACCATATTGTCATTTTGATGCGAGTACGAATGACTATCAACAAATACCGTATGTTACTGTGGAAAAGGGTGATGGTAAATATATGGCAATCGCTGCTGCGAGTATACTTGCTAAAACCGCAAGAGATGATTATGTATTAGAAATGTGTGAAAAATACCCAATTTTATCAGAACAATATGGTCTTGATAAAAATATGGGTTATGGAACCAAACTACACATGGCCGGCATTCAAGAATATGGTATTACACAATGGCATCGTCGTAGTTTTGGGTGCTGTAAAACTGCCATAGTGACTGAGATAGACTAATAACCAAATTACACAAACAAATTATCTATCTTTTCCTTTGAAACTTCCATATAGTTTGTAGTTATATCCATAGTGCTATACCCAATAATAAAATTCTTCGTTTTTTTATCAAATACGAATCCCAATGTATATTCAATATGCTGTTTTTCAAATGTAAATGGAACACTATGTCGTTTTACATTGAATGTATCTACGTCCAATACTACAAACATATGATAATAATGTCTTTTTTGTTCGTGACTTACCAAGTGTGTAATAAACCATATTTCATTGTTTATTGTAACGCCATTAGTCGACCCACGTAATAGTTTAAATATACTGGGTGTTTCAATCACATTTGTAGTAAAAAAAGAGGTATTTATATCTGCCGTAGTATCTTTATCTTGAATATACTCACCAATTGTTAAAGGAGACCAATTATATATTACATTTACCTTGTCTAATGCTGTATTAAATAATACCCAATTCTTTTCAACTGATTGCTGATTCTTTTTTGATACAAGCGACGAAGAAACTTTTTGAGAATTTATGTCAATTGAACCTGTTTCTATCATTATTTTACCATATGAAATCCCTCGGTTTGCATTAAAACACACACCCATTGAATTTGATAATAAACGCACATCCTCTAATCCTACATATATACCATCTTGTTTTGTATTATATTCTAATTCAAACTCCTTTTCTTTGGTCCATTCTTCATTCGTTATATTAAATACACTAATTATATTTTTAGTTACGATATTTTGGTTATGGTCTGTTTGAATTGCACCGTTATTATACTTGTAATTAACTAGTCGTGTATTTACATATAATTTGTCATTGTTCTCACTATAACATATCGAAGGTGTTGAATTAAATAGATTTGGATAATTTTTCATAAACGACACATCATTCATACGTTTTATATTGTCGGTATCAGGTGATTTCATATCTGATAATGATTTTGTATAAAACTTGTAATTAGCGAGAACATTATTTCTGATATTGTCATCCAATGGGTACTTTAAAACACGCATAAACACTTTTACTATATCTATATTTTGTTGATTACTATAAAACCCTGCTATTGAGAACTCATAGTCTATTTTATAATCATATACGTCTTTCTTAAAAAACAATTGATTCTCCTCATTAATCTTATCGCGACTCCTTTTCGCTTGATTATAAAACATATCAACAAGGAGGTAATTACTATTATTACGATAATAATGTATAATTTCGTATAAGTTCTCAATACGTTCTGGTAAAACCTTGTATCCTTCAAGCCAGTAGAAAATAGCATTTTGCATATCATTCAATGATTTATAGCATAATCCAATACAGTAATATGAATACCAAACTTCTTGTTCCCATCCTTTTAGTTCTATTCTTTTTTTATACGTCTCTATCGCTTGTTCGTGTTGATTAGAATCTTTATAGCTATTCGCAAGGTAAAATGTATATCTGTCATTATTTGGGTTCTTCTCAAGACCGTCTTTTAAAAGTCGTATATCTCTAATAAATTTATCTGCCTTTGCACCGCCATCACCAATATCATTAATAAACAATACTGATTTGGGGATTCTATATATTGATGTATTCTTTGGGGTTTGGATATACTCGTGTGTTACGCCCCAATATGAAAATTGACCCGTATTTTTGACAATGCGAAGATTTTGGTAGTGAAATTTACTATTTCCTTGTAATAAATAATACGCATCTTTATCCATTGATTCTTTGAACTCCTTTATGGGGGCATCTTTATTTGTTTGTAGAACCATATCCGCATCTAAAAATAAGATATAATCCGCATTATCCATACCATAACATTGATTTAGTGCATAATTACGATTATATTCAAAGTTACGAAATGGTTCTTCTACGATCTTTCCTGGTATATTTACATTATCAAAGAACGATTTAATAGTGTCTATCGTGTTGTCTGTACTACCAGTATCGCATATACAATATGTATCAATTAAAGGTAGAACTGTTTCCAGTAATCGTTTGATAATCTTAGTTTCGTTTTTCACAATCATATTTAGACATATTTTAGGCATGAGTGAGAACCAAACATATATTATAAATACTTCATTGTTTATATTTCTTTTTGTCCTAGTATTTTTTCCAGTTATATAATAACTAACCATTATACAATGTCCTTTACGAGATTTCACGATGACCCCCATAGAATAAAAAAACAAATTGATGAAAGCAGTTTTGCCGGGCGATATATGTTAAATACACCTGGTCCAGGTGAAGAATTGCCGTTTTTTGAAGACGCTCAAGTTAGATTACAACATTGGGGAGCTAATTTACAAGATAATACAGTTGCTCTCGAAGGTGATCTACGTGGGTTAACCCGTCCATTAAACCGCGATTTAACCGAAGAAAATAACTATCAAAAGCAGTCTGTATATAGCGCACAAAAACACTACCATTCAAGTCAACCTTTTATTCAAGAGAGTCGCGCTAGTCATCCCGCTTGGATGTATAAAGATTTAGAACAAACACGATGGGAATCTCCTTTATTGAACCCATTGAACGGTTTAGAAAAAGGGTTTCACGAAAACGTCCAAACACGTATTTTAGAAAAAGATAACCATACCACAAAATTACCTTTTGTTAGTGGCACAAATCAAAATAATTTTTACCTAACTGGTAATTCTATATGTATTTCTGGAAATGAAGAGAGTTGTCCCGGGACCCTCTATTCAGGAAATATACATAATGCAAAAAAGTAAACTAAAGAATATTGTATAAAAGTAATATATTTATATAATATAAAATAAAAGATGGAAGTAGTAGTACCATTATTTGCCTTATCTAGTCTATATTTAATCAATAATCAAAATAAAAAGAAAGATGAAACTGAAGAATTCGCAAATCAACGCGCATTACCTAACACAAATGTGGCAGATGAAAATTACCCTGTAAATTCGACTGAGACTGAAAATACATCTAATTTATCTGTAAACAATCGATATGATAACGGTGGAGGAGTATACACTGATAAATATTTTAGTCAGCAAAAAACAAGTTCTGATAATGGAACTGAGTATATGTCTTTAGACGGTAGTAAAGTATCGGGGGACCATTTTCAACACAATAATATGGTTCCATTTTTTGGTGGGAACTTAAAGACCAGTCCTGGTCGTGAAGGCGCTAATGAGAGTCTTTTAGACAGTGCCACTGGTTCTGGTTCTCAAGTAATTAAGAAACAAGAACAATCTCCATTATTCGCGCCAACTGAAAACGTACAATGGGCTCACGGTATGCCTAACCAAAGCGATTTCATTAAATCCAGAATTAACCCCGGTATGAAAATTGCGAACGAAAGCCCATTTACACAGGAGAGAGTCGCACCTGGACTTGGTTTAGGATATACAACCGAAGGTTCTGGAGGATTCAATTCTGGTATGGAACAACGCGACCTATGGAAACCTAAAACCGCAGATGAGCTACGTGTCGATAATAATCCTAAATCGTCTGGAAATATGCTTTACGGACACGAAGGACCTGCAAATAGTCAGATTAAGAATATCGCAACAAGAGAGCAAATGGGTATTATGGAAAAACACCGTCCTGAGCGTGCTTTTGAGTTAGACACTAGAAATACAGAAGGATTTTCGAATGGGGAACGTGATATTGGTCGTTTGTTTACTACTGGTGGGGCGGAAAAAGGACAAACTATGCGTGGAGTTCCTGTCGCTAAACACGTTTCTAGACCCGAAACCGCAGTTTCATATACTGGTGCTGCTGGATATCAAAATGACGGTACTTATGTTCCCGGTGAATATATGGAATCTACAAACCAGCAATTAGGTGCTCCTCAAATGGGTGCTGCTAGCGCACAGGGTAAATCTTTACCAACTGAGTCGGATTATGGAATTAAATCCAAACAAGCATATCCCAATAATAGAAGCTCTAATAAACAAGATAGTTATTTTGGTATGGTTAGTGGAAGTATTGGTGCAGCGGTAGCACCTCTTATGGATATTTTGCGCCCATCCAGAAAAGAAAATGTTATTGGCACATTAAGGCCTTACCAGAATCCTGGCACAAATGTTCCACAAACATATATTTTCAATCCATCTGATAAATTACCTACCACTATGCGTGAAACTACTGAAAACTCCAAAAATCATCTTAATGTCAATGCCAACCAAAATGGCGGTGCTTACCAGAATACAGCTCACCAAGTAGCGAATACTACCAGAAACGAAACCGGTAACTTTTACTATGCTGGTGGCGCAGGGGCTGGTGACGGAACCAGACAACCAGCATCATATCAATCTGGTTATAATCAACGCAATAACGATATGAAATCTAGCACTATAGATGGTTATATGGTAAAGGGTAATATGTCATTAATGAACTCCAAGATGAATGTTCGCCAAGTGTCACGTGATGAAAATCTTAAAAATACACGAGAAGTATCTGGAACTATGCCATATAAATCACCTGATACAACTAATATGGGACGTTTATCTGGTAACGAGAAGGGACTATACTCCAATATTCAAACCGATAGAACCAACCCTGAGTTTTTAAATAACTTACAATCGAACCCTTATGTGTTAGATCACCGTAAAGCACTCTAATTTGTAAATACTTACATACATATTTACAAATTTTTTACATCAGATATGATGCATATAATAACAGACCAGTTATATTATCATTCTCTACATTTATAATTATTTTTTCGACTGGATTATCCGTACCAGTTGCTTCAGTTCTTGATACACTTCCTATTTTACTATTTTTTTCATCATAAATATCCCCAGATTGTATTATATTAATACACCGTTTACCTACATCTACATCACCTATTTTACAAACGTCATTCTCTAATTCAAAACACGAGTCACCGAAAACCTCTTTATTATAACCAAATACAGTTCGGGATGCTGCTTCTGTATAGTTTGAAAGAGTGTCTATATCTAATATTTTATTTGGATTTCCATCTGGTTGTGGTTTGTTTTTATTTAAAACTAAATCGCCCCATAATGATAATAATTTACTATTCTTGATAGTATCATTTCTTATTTCTAATTGAAACTTTTTGGGGAATGTATCATTCGTAGCAGGCTTAATTAAAATGAAATTATTATTTGGTTTGGCTTTATCCAGCTTCACATTTACATTACTATTACTTGGGTTTTTATACATACTATATTCCGTATTCTCACTAACAGTTATTTTTTTGTCTACATCATTTATAAATTTATCCTTTTTATTGTAGATTTCATTTAAAGACTTATTACGAGGAATGTATTCATTGAATGTATATGATGGTTGTTTATTATCGGAATGGTTCACTGACATTGTTGTTATAGTGTAACTCGCTTCATCCATAAGACCCATCGATTTTGGGTCTACATCTAACATATAAATATCTGTTTTTGTATTACTTAATACTTGTTTTTCTATTAACAGTTTTGTATAATCAAACGCCATAGCCCTTACCCCCATTCCCACAGGACGACCTAAGAAAGGATTTATTGGTTTCTCGGGAAGTTTATATTTTATTTGTTTCGCTGGGGGGGTTAAATTTGTTAATGTAATTTGTAAATTATTATCTACAATATCTGAAGGTGACGTTGGAGGCTTTGACATTCTCTCATTTTCTTCTTTTAGTTTCTTTGCGCCTTCTTTTTTTATTTCGTCAGGGGTTTTACATCCAAATGGTCCATCACAACTATTACCACCTTCTACCATTTCATCTAAATTGTCAAGAGGTTCTTTATAGCGATAAAAATACCCAAACGCAACCAAACATAATAATACTAAGATGATGATAAAATATATTGCATTTTGTTTTGTTAATTTCATTAAATACTTATATTATAGAAATATTTAATATTTTGCGTATTCATTATAGATTACATTTTTGTAGTATGTCCTATATATAACAATAGCCCTGTCACTTCTTTATGGTTCTCAATATCAATTTCTATAGTATCCATTGACATTGCATTTCGTTTATTTGATTTTGTCGCATTTCCGATTTTCTGTCCTTTATTATCAAATATACCACCCGATTGAATCACATTTATTATATTGTTTCCTATATTTAACTTATTCATAATACAATCTTTTCCGGATTTTTTTAAACATCCATCCGAAAATAGTACTTTGTTATAAGAAAATAATGAACTACATTCATCCTCGGGTGACAGTATGTAAGAGGGTAGGTTATGATTACCGATTATTGTATTGGAATTTCCTGTTGGTCGTGATTCATTTTTATTTATGTATGTATCTCCCCATAAATCAAACTGTATCTTATTTTCATCTACATTATTTTCCAGTTTTAACTTAAAACTATTCGGAAATACGGTTGCTGTTTTTGGGGAAATTATTATAAAACTATTTTGGGTTTTAAGGTCTTCTTTTGTGTCTGTAAGTATTGATTTCAATGTTACTTGTTGAGGAGTGTTCTCTTTAAATATAGTAGGTCGTTCGTCTATTTTTGTACCGTCAGATGAGATTGACGTTATTTCATACTCATATTTTGCCGGAATTCCATTACCTTCGTCGGTTCCATTCTCAATTGGGACATCACTATCACTATTTAAAGTCACAACTAGATTTGTTGATTTATTGTTATTTTTTAGACCTTCCTTATAATCATTTTCTTGTTTGTTAAAAAAATACCTTATTAATAAAGCTGTTAATACTATTATCAATATGCAACATATAATTGTAGTTAAAGTTCGGTTGTTTCGGAGCATGTCTTATACATTATAGGCTTTATAATAATCTCAAACAAATATAAATGTTTTTTTCTATATATACTATTGGAATGGATGATAAAGCACTAATAAAGGAACTTATCGAAAAAAATGCTAAATTAGAAGAGGAATTACTTGCTACCAAAGAACACCTCAAAAAATACACCGCACCAGCAAGCAGAAAAGAGTATTATGAAAAGAACAAAGAAGCCATTAAAGAACGGAATAACAATTATAAGAAAAATACTGATTATAAATACGAACCCACTCCTGAAAAAAAGAAGGAATACGCAAGGCGAGCCTATTTAAAAAAGAAAGAAAAACTCCA